CCAATACCCAAAATACTTTTATTTCTTTCTAAAAAATTTGGTTCTTTTTGAGCTCCTAAGAAAGCAGAAGAATCTTCCTGAAGTAATTTACGAACGATTTTTAAATCATTAAAATCGATTTTCATTTTATTTCCTTTGTTCATTTTCTTTAATTTTTGAGTATTTATTAGTAATAATATTTTCTAGATAACTATTATCTAATTTTTTATTTTTATCAGTTACTTTAGTCATTAAATAATTATTAGTATATCCGTAACTGAATCCCATAATATTGCTAAAGTTATGAGAAGATTTTGTAAAGTCGATAGCATATTTTTTGGAATATTTTTTATTAGTAAGTCTTAAAGGAGTAAGTTTACCATTAATATTTTCAGCAAATACTTGAGTTAAAATAGTTTCTATATTAAATATATCAATATTGGTAACACCGGATAATTGATTATAAATACTAAGAACTAGCTCATATATATCATCTGATATATATTTAACTCTATTTTGAAACAATGATGATAATACATCAATATTTGTATTTTTATTTTTAAAATGAGCTGTGAATATGGTATCACCAGGTAAAAATTTAAAAATTAATTCTTTTGAATTTTTACCATTACTAACATTATGTTTATATAAATTTACATTATAAGGTAACGTAAATTGAATACTATTTAAATCGTTTGGAAAAACAATCTCAAAAAATCCATGAATATTAAGTACTAAATCATTGGTATCACTTTCAGTATCCTCTACTATTTCTTCAGAAACGTTTTTATATTCATCTAAGTTAATAATTATTATACATTCTTTTTTAGCTTTTATTTCATTTTTAGAAATATCTAAATAATTAGATTTATCTTTCATTAGGTTTCCTTTAATTTTATATTCTTAATAAGATCTTATCGTCGGATAAGACCCTATAAAAATATTTTTATATTTTATACTCTATAAAATTGAGTGCTATATAAAGAACTTTCGTCTTTATACTCTTTTACTTTATCTGGTATACCACGTTTTTCTTTAGTTTTTTCGTTAGGTACTCTAGCAGTTAATGGTACATCATCGTATGCTAAATCCGCTTCATCTTTTTGAGTAACTAATCGAACTCTAGCATTAATAGCGTCTTGAAGTTCTTTAGCTTTAATTTCTTTAGCCTTAGTTTTTGCAGCTTCGGCATCTACTAATTCAGTTTTAACAGCTTCGTTAACTTCTGTAGCCGCAGTGATAGCAGCTTCGTCTCCGGTTTCTTCAGCTTTGGCTAATTCTGCTTCTGCGTCTGCCGCTTTTTTAGCAGCTACTTCAGCTTCTTTAAGTGCTTTAGCTTCTGCTTCTTCAGCTGCTTTAGCTTCTGCTTCTTCTTTAGCTAATTGGGCTTCGGCTTCAATAGCATCTTGTTTTTCTTTTTCAGCTAATTCAATAGCAGCTTGAGCGTCTTCTACTTCAACATCTTTTTTCTTACGTGCCATATTATAATCCTTATTTTAATATATTTCTTTGTTTTGTTTGTTTTTATATACCACTGAATTTATTATATTATTTATATTATTAAAATCCCAATAAGGAATTCTTAATATAGTTATTTTATTATTTTTACAATACTCTGTTTTAATTTTATCCCGTTTCTGAGTGTTTAGAAATCCTTCTTCCCCACCAAAATACTTTACTGGTTCGAAATGTTGAATACCATCATATTCAATAATTAAATTAAATTCGTCTAGATAAAAATCAAATCTATAATTCTCAAAGAGTTTAACTTCTTGAGAATATTTAATATTATTCTTTTCTAAAATTTCTCTAATTTTTCTTTCACCTTTTGATTCTTTAATTTCTTTAGCACATTTTGGACACCCAGAACCAGAAAAATGATCTACTACGGTTTGTAAAAATTTACCATGTACCGGACAACCAATTTCTACTTTACTTAAAGTATTTTTATAATTTACTTTTGAATAATCGTATTTATCGCCATGAACTTTTTTAAACCGTTCAATAACTTGAAAATTATTCAAATATTGACATTTGGGACAACCGTTACCAATGCGGTGAGAATATGGAAGCTGCCAAAAACTTCCATGTTCTGGACAGATGATTTCTATTTTATTATTATTATTTAAATATTTAACTTTTGAATAGTTGTATTTATATTTATGAATTTTTTTAAAATCGTTTATTATTTCTAAAGTTGAATAATTATAATTGGTCGCACACTTTGGACATCCGTGATTATGGTAATGATTATATGGTGTTTGTAAAAATTCCCCATGTTCCGGACATATAATAATTATTTTATTATTAATTCCGGAATAGCTAACTTTGCTATAAATATACTTATCTTTATGAACTTCTTCAAATCGTTTTATAATTTCTTCTTGCGTTAATTTTTTACCCATAATAAAATTCTTGGTTTCTTAATTTAGAAAATATATATAATTATCTGGTGGTAAATCATCTAATTCTTGAATAATTTTTTCTCTAAGTTGTATACCTTCTTGAAATATTTCATCTGCGTTGATATCGACCTGTGACTGAGGCGTATTAAAGCTAGAAAATTTTTTACGAATTCTTCCGATACTAATAAATATAGTAGCTAATGCTAAATCCCTTAATAAATGATAAACATCTGGGTCAACAGTACTTGGATCTTTATGGATACAATTTAATTCTACTATAAAATCCATAACCGAACCGTAATTATTACTACCACGAACCATTTGTAATTTATCAGGGGCGAAGAATTTCCAAGTATCTTGGGATACAAAATCCTTAGACATACTAAAAGAATTTTGAGCAATTAACATGTCCGTTAAATCTCCAGAAGTCTGCTGCAAATTATAGTACTGAGTAATATCCATTACAGATGGTTTTCTAATTAATTTATTTACATTCATAATTTTATATTTAAAATTTTTAAATTGAAATACTAAAGCTGGACTTCTAGATATAATATTTTCAGATTCATACATTACATAATATCTTATAAGAGGAACGTATCTACTAAATTCTGGAAGAACGTGTTCATCTATTATACCAATAATTTCTTCGTCTGTAAATTCAATATTATTTACAGAACTTCCTAATTGTAATTTAATATATGAAAGTAAATTTCCCCAATTACTCCAAGTAATACTAAAATTAGATTCATCTATATTATTTTCTATATCATCAACAAATGTATCAAATTGATCTAAATTAATACATTCTTCTTCAATCTTAGTTAAATTATTAACTAAGTCGGTTTCTGTAATATCAGCCATTATTTATCCTTTTTTCTTTTTTAGCTTTTAAAAATTTTCTAGCCTCGTCTGCTATTTTCTTTTTAAAATCTATATTTGGATGTTTTCTTTCAAATGGGGTAGCTATTTTTATTTTAGTACTTGCCATTTTTTTTAATAAGTCTGAATCTGCTCCACGTTCTTCTATAATTTTTGTTTTTTTAGAACCAAGTCCACCATTAGTTGGATAAGAATTTTTTAACATTATTCCAGTTTTTCCAAAAGATGCTATTGGCTCAGAACCAGCCCCTTCCATCTCTTGAAAAGCCTGTATACTTTTAACCGAAGTATTTGGATCCAAAATACTTAAAACACTTTCAGCTAAATAATTTTTTTTAATTCCTGCTCGTTTTAGCATTTGTGGTAACATTCCGGTTTTTTTTAATTTCATTATGGTTTTATACATATCGTCCGAATCTTTTAAAGAATTTTTCATTCCAGTGGCTTTTAATCTCAATTGATTTTTTACCATATCATGAGAACTTTTACCAGCATCAATTTTAACATCTTTTTGATTAGATAATGCCTCATTTTGAAAATCTATCGAGTTGGAACCATTTCTATTTATTTCTAATATTTGTGCTTGAGTAATACCCATTATTTTTCCTTAGATTTTTAATATTATTTAGTTCAAATAATAAATAATTGAAATTTAAAAATGCGTTTTGAAAAAAATGGAAAAACTATTAATAGTTAACTATCAGTACACCCACTATGTATAGTTAACTATTAATAGTAGTATAGTTATCTATATAACAACTAACATACTATAGCCAGTTATTTCAAAAAGACAAAAATTTTCTTGGACTCGATTTTAAGAAATAGTTAAATATTAGAACACCGATAACACCGGAAAATAGGGGACTTGGACTTTGATTTTAAGTTTAAATTTATATCTGTTAGCTGGGAATTTTAGAAAACGGATAACTATTAATAGTTAACTATCAGTACACGCACTATGTATAGTTAACTATTAATAGTTATCTTGTTATATTTCATTATAGATATAATAATAAAAATATTAAAGGTAAAATTATGAATGATAGAAAAAATGCAGTTATAGAAATATATTCGGAAACTGGAATATATCCAAAATATGGAACTGAGGGAAGTGCAGCTTTTGATATAGAAGCTAAAGAATATATAAATTGGGATTCTTATCAAGATTATCATACAGCAATTGTAAAAACTGGTTTATATACAAAGTTTGATTCAAAGTATGTATTGAAAATTTATCCAAGATCTGGTTTAGGATTTAAGTATCAAATGGGTCTCGCTAATACGGTTGGTATTATTGACAGTGATTATAGAGGGGAGATAATGGTTAAATTAGTAGTCCCGACTACAGTACCAAAGGAACTCTTACCAAAAGACGTTGGTAGTAGAATAGCACAAGCAGTATTAGAAGAAATACCAAGAGTATATTTTAAAAGTTTAACTAAAGAAGAATTCAATAATCTAGAAAATACTGAAAGAGGGGATGGTGGTTTTGGAAGCACGGGAACGGAATCGTACCAAAATTATTAATAAGATAGAAGAAGGAAATATTTCTAAATTAAATTCTGAAAAATTAACGGAACTATATGGTGATTATAAATCTAAATATAGTTCTCGTTTAAAAATAGATACTGGTTTTAGATGCAATGCTAGATGTAAGTATTGTTATTATATTTCTAAAGTAAATGATGATTTTATTCCTAAAGAAGAAATTATAAATCAAATAATTAAAGCAAATGAATTAGGTTTTAAAAGTATTGAGTTCAGTGGTG